GAACCTGGTGCATATGCATCCAAATATCTTATATGCTCTGCAATTAAATCGTTCTGTAAAAAGACTTCATTATAAAAAGTGTTTAAGAATAGGTGATATTGTGGAAAATCATTTCCTTCCACATTCCAATGGTAATTGTGAGACTTTAGATAAAGACCAAAATTGGTACCTAAAATTACTTTGAGTTGTTCAATTAATTGTTCCATAGTATCCTTATTTATTACTCTTTAAAAACTTGACTAGCTCTGTGGTTGATCCAACAAACACTGCTTTATCAACATTGATATCACCACTTTTTTGTGATTGTGGTGCCAAATCTTTTTTACGTTTTTGAATTTCCATCAAGTCTTTGTTTAAATCAGACAAGTTTTTGATTAGATTAGCTGCAACTTCATATGCTCTTGGGTGTTCAGATTCTTTTGCTACATGTAAGATGCCATCAACCGCAAGGTTACCTTTTTCAATTAAGGTACGAATGTTCTCACGAGCAAATTCGGCATCATCATCTACCTTAGTAACTGGTGTTGCAGGAAGAAGTTCTGTTGAACCAATAGGCTCAACATCTAAAACTTCAGAAAGAGTTTGATTCAATTTGTTCATATCAAAGTATTAGGCCATTCAGTAATGTTATCAGTAAATCCATATTGATCATCTGCTGCAGAGTTTAATGGGTTTGCTTGTACTACAACTTTAGAAGCCAATACTAAAGAGTTTTCAGTAGCTGTTACTTTATATTTAGCTTGCGAATAGTCACCAGTAACCACATCATTTGCAGAAACTAGTTTACTCAAATCACTCAACACCAAAATACCACTGACCGTGTTACTAAAATAAACAACCTTGCCAGTAATGTCTTTGTCTTCAACACGGATGGTTTCACCTGTAGTAAACACATTATTACCAGTTGCATAGTTCACATAAACTTTTTGTGAATCACGCACATTTGTGTCAATGAAAATATTTGATTTAGCAAAACCATATGCAGCTGCTGATGTACTATATGTACCAATTAAACCTTGAGCTGTATTAGACTTAACTGGAGGCCAAATGTAACCCTTGAGTGTGAATGTTAGGTCCCACATAATCAAACGAGTGGTTGACATGTCACCTTCATAGTCAATACTTGTTGATACAGATTCCAATTTAATGGGCAAATCATATTTTTGACTTAGCGATGGAATAAAATTCACACTTACAGTAAAATCAGGTGTAAAAAATGGTAAAATTTGTTCAATAATTTGAGTACCATCTTCAGTATTTCTTACATAGATTGATAATGAAAAATCAAAATCATACGGTACAGGTGCAAATTGTGTCACTAAACTATTGTTTGAATCTAGGCCAAAGTTTTGAATAGTAGACATTTTTTTTCTACTAGGGTCATATGTCATACCTGTCATTTCAAACGAAATTCTAGGTACAATTGTTTGAATAGACTTTGTTAAATCGGGGTCACTAGTAATACGAGTTAGGTATTTTTCTTTTGGTCCGTATGACAACGGCACTTTAAAAATTTGTCCTGCTTTATTAACATCTTTGTTATAACGAACAACTTGAATATCGTTAAACAAAGAGCCGAACGCCACCACCAATTTGCGAATGGTTCTATTGTAAAAGTGTGGTTGACCTAGCATATTTAATCAGTACCAAATGGGTTAGTTTCTGTCCAGTCCATAATGCCATCGGCCTCTGCCTCAATTCTAGCGTTATCAACAATGTCTTCAAAGGCAGTATTCATGGTGACTGCATCAGAAATAGTGCTAATAATCCAGTTTGCAGAACTTACATTGCCTCGCACATTACCAGATACAAATGTTCCTTGTGTGCGAATTATATCAATGTGTGTATTTTTAGCAAATGTATAAACGGTAGCTTGTGCAGTTGCATTGGCCAAACTATTGCCTTGATAAACAATTTCATCATTTACAAAAGTACCATTACCACTTGTTAAAGTAATGCGTGTTCTTGGATATGCATCTCTAATTTGATCATCAATTTCTGTAATGCCTGTAGATATTAATTCATTGGAGAATACAAGTTGTTTAAGTTTTAATGCATACACATAGACATTGGCACCACGGCCACGGCCTAGTGTGTAGAACATTGCTTGATCATTTTCATGTTCTACAAAAGTAATTTCAAAGAAGTTTTGTATCAACGGTACATATATCAAATCACCTTCATTTGGTCTACTTTGCGGCACTGTTGCAGCAAACCTTCTACGAGAGACTAATAATGTTATTTCATCACGAATCTCTAAACCAAATTTAGAAATAAAATCTTGTTCACCGTCCATGCCGGTAACATTTTCTAAATACAACTCAATTGGATATGCTGAAGTATATTGTTTATTCGAATCTTCACCATAGATATAATCTACCACATCTCCACTAGACCTAGGGAGGTAAAACACATCCATGCCATAAATTTTTAAGGCTTCAATTAATAAATCTTCAACGAGCAGTTGCTCGGAAGTTATCTGATTGAGTGGGAATGGATTAAAATAAACATTGGTTGCCATTTTTATCCTACAAGAACCTCACTAGGCAAACTACTCATTGTGTACATTTCTTCTTCAATCTTTTCAATTTCGGCTTGTGCTTCTTGCATGATTCTTACACCATCAAGTGTAACACCACCAGGCATTTGTATGCCAGCAAACTTACTTAGGTTGCTGCCCCATTGATATTTGATTTTAGCCGTAGCATATTTCTTTAAGAATCTATCATTCCAAACATCAGATAAACCAGTCTTAACTAATGACACAGATGTTTTGTTAGATGAAACTGGGCTATACAAAGTTAATTCTGTTGGTGATAAGATATGTTTGACTTGTTTTTCTTCGCCACCAATAACAAGCACATCGTTTTCTAAAATTTCTTGGTCAAATATTGTACCAGTACCGGTCACAGTAGTGGATGTATTGGTACAAGTAACTGTACCAGTTAATGTGGCTGAATCTGGTTGCAACTTGCGGTAACACTCAACAATTACGTATTCGCCAACTTCACGGTCACTTGACCAATCAATGTCTAAGAACAATTTGTTTTGATGGCGGTTAAATCTAAATTGTGGTTTACCAGAAAACAACATGTTCAAAGTCTGAATGTGTTGCATTGTCATTTCATATGACACATATGACACCGATGTAAAGTCATATAAATCATTTAATCGTAATTGATAACGTAAGTCAAACATATTGATTGATGAATTAGAATCATCAAATGGAAATACATTCGTTACAAAAGTTACAGCATCTGGACAATGGATCCAACGGCGATCAATATCTTCCTGAGTAATGCGGTGCTTCATAAAAATCTTTTCTGTACCATCATAGTGGTAGTCATTAAAGAATGCTAGCGCATCATCAATGCGGTCATCAACTTGGTCGTCATCAACATTAATCTCGATGACAGGAAACCCTAGTCTACGTAGACAGTAAGTTTTAAATTCAGCTCTTGTGGTTGGTTTTGCCATATTTTTATCCTAAAGCGATTGCAAAAGCGAGAGCATCACCCGTGGCTGTTGCAACTGAAGTTGTGACATTAGCTTGTGTTGCCAATGGAATGCCACCTGCAGTTGACCCATCATGGATAACCAATGTTTTTTTATCTGTATCGACAGTAATCTCAGCCACAGCGCCAGTAAATGTACTAGTCTGAACTGTATTACCTCGTCTAAGTTGTACTTGTGTTGACATAGTGTTATTTATAGTGTGCCATAATCAACGGCGTAATTAAGTGCATCGTAAACAAATCCATAATCTACTACCATTCCTTGAGCGCCTGGAGTTCCAGCAACAGTTATTGTTTTAGTTATTGAGTTGGCGAAAACAAAAACACCAGATTCACCAACAAAATTCAGTTGTGCGTTTGCGGTAGCCGCATTGGCGTATGTGTTATTGTTTGCAGTATAGATTACACCAAAACTGTTTGCACCTGATGTGCCCGTATTAGCTTTAATGAAAGCTGCATTAGCAGTATCTCTTGCTACTTGGTCTGTAGTTCCACCACCACCAGAACCTGCATTGGCAGTATACTGTTTTGAACCATCTGAGAACTGAATAAACCCTGTGTTAGCTACAAAGTTGTTTGCATAGACTGTATTAGCGCCAGTAATATTACCACCTGTTGTGATAAATGATGTGGCAGTAATAGAACCCGATACAATACCCCCAGTATTTGCATTTAGGGAATTGTTTGCTCTTGTAAATGCGGCATTGGCTTGATTAAAGGCGGCCGTAATACTATTATTCTGTGTAGTGTTCGTATCCAATATTGTTGCAATATTGGCATTTGCTGTAGTTACATAGCTTTGCAGTAAACTTATGTTTGCATTAGCACTGGTAACATATGTTTGTAGTAAACTAATATTAGCATTGGCGCTAGTGACATATGTTTGTATAACATTAGCAGTTACAAATGCGCCATTTGCATAGTTACTTGCCGACAATGCATTATTAATTGCCGTATTTGCTTGATTAAATGCAATTGCTGTGGGCTGATCAATGACAACATTTCCAACCATTCCAGAATGAATAGAACATTGGTACACATAAGTTGAACCAACAATATCATAAGGAACTTTCCAATATAATGTTCCAGTAATTTTTCCTTGAGCTGAAGCTCCTGTAGTTATTGTTCCGTCTGTAGCTACATGAGTTAAACCCGTGTCGTAGTTAGCTCCACCTGGTGACACCCGAACCATAAACGGGTGGCCAGAAACATTAAGACTGAATGCAATTGTTTCACCAGCACGAACATAAATTGTTGGATTATTTCCTGAATATTGGTCAAGTAAATATGCTGAAGAACCACTATGAGTTACATTTATTTTTGTAACGGCACTTGTATAATTTGAATTAGCTTGAGCAAATACAGCCGCAATAGAATTGTTCTGTGTTACATTAACCGTAATAGAAGCATTGGCTGTGTTAAAAGCATTATTAGAAAAATCATAAAGGTCAACACCATCATCACTAAAAATATTGGCACGAACAGTACCACTAACTGTGAGTAAGCCAGTTGTCTTATTGAAAGTGAGTTTTTCTGAACCACCCAATGAACCTGAGTCATTGAATTGGAGTTCTGTATCAAGGCCGGCTGGGCCAGGATAAGGATTGAATGCAGTTACAACACCTAATGGAGTGGAATAAAATAACTTTCCATCTCTATTGTTAATAGAGATTTCGCCATTAGCCAACGAAACAGGTACATTACCTGTTACTGTTGAATGTTTTAACTGAATTATTGTATTAGCCATTAGAATGAACTACCGTCATTTGCCTCTATTTTAAAAAGGTTCATCGGTGCAGGTTCTTCTACAGCAACTGGTGCAGGAGTGAGAGCAATCGCTTTCTCTGGATTAATTTTCTTTAGTTTGGCCATAGGTGCAATTTCTTCTAGTTTACTGATATAATC